CTCAGACGGTCTTGGCTTTGGAGGAAAATCCGGAGCAAGATTTTCTGGGCAGCATTTTTATGTCCTTAAATTTAGGCAATGAATCTAACGGTCAATTCTTCACACCGTATCATGTGTGCGAGCTGATGGCTGAAGTGACTATGGACAACACTGTACAAAAGGTTGAGCAGGACGGTTATATCTCAATCAATGACCCTTGCTGTGGTGCGGGGGCGACATTGATTGCGGCAATTCACGCCGCCAGAAAAAGACTGGAAAAAGCCAATCTTAATTATCAAAACCATGTGCTTATTGTAGCTCAGGACGTAGATTCAACAGTGGCATTGATGTGTTATATTCAGTTATCATTGCTCGGAGTTGCCGGAATGATAAAAATCGGAAACTCATTGACTGAACCGATTACCAATAAGGATTCAACAGAGAATTACTGGTTTACGCCGATGTACTTCTCGCCTATTTGGACTGCGAGACGATTCTTCGGGAGGTGCTGATGGCTGGCGTATCCCTGAGAGACTACCAATTAGATGCTGTCGAGAGAATGAAAAACGGCTGTATTCTCTGTGGTGGAGTTGGCAGTGGCAAATCCAGAACAGCTTTGGCTTACTACTACAAGCAAAATGGCGGTAAGCTCGGCACAAAGAATTATATTCGGATGCCAGATACGCCAAAAGACCTGTACATCATCACCACGGCGAGAAAAAGAGACACTTTAGAATGGGAGGGTGAGCTTTCGCCCTTCCTTCTCTCCGTTCATGCAGAAGTCAATACCTATAAAAATAAGGTCGTCGTTGATTCCTGGAACAACATCGGGAAGTATGCAACGGTTACGGACGCTTTCTTTATATTTGACGAGCAGCGTGTTGTCGGTTCAGGAGCATGGGTTAAGGCATTCCTGAAAATTGCTAAGTTTAACGAATGGATTCTACTATCTGCCACCCCAGGAGACACATGGGAGGATTATATTCCTGTCTTTGTTGCAAACGGCTTTTATAAAAACCGGACTGCCTTCAAGGAAGAACACATGGTCATGACTTGGGTAAACGGAAAGTATCCAAAAGTAGACAGATATTTGGGGGTAGGACGACTCATCCGACTTCGCAATCGCATTCTTGTGGATATGGATTTTAAGCGGGAAACCCGTTCGCATCATGAGGATGTTTATGTCAATTATGATGTTGCGAAGTATAAAGAGACAAGTCGTCTTCGCTGGAACCCATATAAAAACGAGCCGATTGTCAACGCCGGAGAACTCTGCTATGTATGGCGACGCATCGTAAATGAGGACGAGTCCAGGCAAATCGCTCTAACGGAGCTGTTTGAGAAACATCCTAAAATGATCGTCTTCTACAATTTCGACTACGAGCTTGATATTCTGAAAAATCTCTACTATGGAGAAAATGTTGAGATTGCAGAATGGAACGGTCACAAGCATCAACCGATTCCGACTTGCGACAGCTGGGTGTATCTGGTTCAGTATACTGCTGGAGCCGAAGGTTGGAACTGCATTAGCACAGACACCATTGTGTTCTACTCGCAGAATTACTCCTACAAAATTATTAAGCAGTCAGCTGGGCGAACCGATCGCTTAAATACTCCGTTCAAAGATTTATATTACTACCATTTGAAATCCCGTTCCGGCATTGATTTGGCTATCAGTCGAGCGTTAAGCGAGAAGCGAAATTTCAACGAAACCAAGTATGTCGGCAGCTATAAATCCAAAGCTGCCTGAGAAAGGAGAAAAGATGATAACAATTGATGTCGCGGAGTATTGCTCTGCTTGCATGGACTTCGATCCAGATGTTCAACGACCGCAAAAAGCATACGGAATGAGTGAAGAGATCGTTATATCCGACACGGTCATTCGATGCTCAAATCGAAATCGGTGCAAAAACATTGAGCGATACCTGAGAAAGAAGGTGACGGACGATGGCGTCGGCAAGACTGGCGAAGCAATGCCGTGAATGCCCTTTTGTCGAGACCTGTGAGCACAAGAAAATGGAAGCAGTGGGATATTTACCAGAGCCAATTATGGCAGATGTCAAAACCCCGGTTACCGCTGATATAGCAGCTCCCATTTTGAGAGAAACCGTAAGCCGTGTAGTAGACGGTAAAGTTGTAACAATGTATAAGGACGAGTTGGAGAAGATCCTTTATAAGGATTTATATTCTCACCTCGGACTTCAATTTGGAGGATAATATATGCCCAAATATGAAAAAGACACATTATATCGTCCCGAAACGAAAAAGAGTGGCAGCCTTGCTTATAAAATCGGGCAGGCTATCGCTGTTCTGATGTCTTTGTGTGCCAGTGCGATTATCGTAGCGGCGACGATCAAGCTTGTTATGTGGATTTTGTAAGGAGGTTTTACAGATGAATGACGAAAAGGAAGTCTATTTTGACCAGTATTGCAAATCTTGCAAGCACCGTGGTCTAAAAGAATCTAAAGACCCGTGTAACGACTGTCTCGCAGAACCCAGCAATACAAATTCCCACAAACCGATGAACAAGGAGAAAATCATGAACATTGATGAGCTGAGAAAAGCAATATCTTCCGAAGCAACCGAGGAGAATGAGAAACTTAAAGCGGAAAACCAAAGACTTCGTGATATGAAAGCAAAAACAATTCTTGATACCGAGAAAAAGGATGCAATTGATATTGCAACGGAGCTTTGTTATAGCGAAGAAGTTAAAAAGAAACTGACTCAGGCAAAATCCGTTTATGAAATCGGTCGCATCCTTAAACAGGCACGGCTCGATCAAGAATGATATCTGAAAGGAGAAAAATATGATCGCTATTGATACAATCGTCAGTATTAAATCCGGTGACGAGTACGGCGGTAAATACACAGGTAAACTCGGCATCGTTAAAAGATTTACGGATGATCGGGTTGGAGTGGAGTTCGCGGGTCTTAAAAACCACGCAAGTAAATACGGTCTCTTCTGGTTCAATAAAGAGAATGTTACGCCTTCACTCTTTGATACCCCGAAGCGAAATGATGGGATTATTCCAGCAGATCTTGCTAAGACTTTCCTTAACTTTACTTTTGGAGCGCCACGGGTATCACTCGGTGTAAAGCAGGTCATTTTCAGCGGCCCTAAAACAATCGTATTCTGGATTGACGGAACCAAGACTATCGTTTCTTGCGGTGAGGGCGATAGCAATGATCCCTATGCCGGTTTCTGTGCTGCTGTTACGAAGCGAGTCTTTGGCTCCACTTCTCAGGCAAAGAAGGTCTTGGAAAGGACAAGAAAGGAGACCGCCAAATGAGCACTATTTATTTAGGAGAACGCCAAAGTGGTAAAACCACCATGCTCATCGAAATGTCTGAAAAAACCGGAGCGACTATTGTCGTGGCCACCTATCCGATGGGCAAATACATTCAGATGACTGCGGCTCAGATGGGTAAGAAAATCCCCGTTCCTATCACAGTAACAAATTACATCCGGCTTCTTGCAAGCGGTGGTCTTGGAAGATCTGAGAAGTATCTTGTTGACGAGCTTCAAATGATGCTTCAGCAAATGAATATCGAGGCTGCTACGGTTGACTGCGACTGCATTGAAGTTCTTCGCGGTCTACAGAAAGAAGGTTTATAATGGCCGGGCTTAAAATGAATGTTGAGTTCCCAACGCGCCTTTGTGAAGTCAAAGGTGAGCTCGGATATTTTCATCTTTGGGAGCAGTGGAGTAATGTTGTTGACGCCAGTCTGCTTCGTGGTGGACACCCTGCTGGTCAGATTGGGCAGGTTTATGGCATTGTTGAATTCAAAGATGGTGTTCGCCGTGTTGACCCTGTTTCTATCAAGTTCTGCGATGAGGAGAACGCCGATCTCTGTGCGCTTGTAAAGCATGGCGAAGAACCGAGGAAAGGAGAAAATCATGAACATTGATGAGCTGAGAAAAGCAATATCTTCCGAAGCAACCGAGGAGAATGAGAAACTTAAAGCGGAAAACCAAAGACTTCGTGAGCAGTTTCATAACCTGAATAATGATTATGCTGCTGATATGAAATATCTAATAGCGGACTGTGAAGCACTTTCTAACCGGTGCTTCGCTTTAACAAAAGGAGTCACATGTGTATTCTGCGAGCTCAATAGTTTCAAATGTAAGCACGCAATGAACTTTGACCAGAAGGTAAAAGCTGCTAAGAACATGATGAAGGAGATTAACAATGCTGAAGATTGAAAATGTCGAGGTCGTCGGCTGGGAGGCCGCTATCCGAGGAATGCGGAATCCAAAGAACTCTTGGGTGAAGAGTGATAGCCATTGGGATTATGTGAATCAGGGACCGGAATATCTTACTGTCGCCAACTTTGATGATGCCGATTTTAATATTGGTCCAAACGATAAAAAGCTTATGAGCACCCTCCGCAACGCCGGCACCGATCACCGTAAGTTCATGCGGATGATTACGGTTTATCTTGACATCACCGCCCCACTGTATTGGTGGAAGGAGTTTGACACCTACAAGGTTGGTACGGTTGCCAATTCTTGCTCGACGATGCATAAGATCGCGGCAAAGGAGTTTGACGTAAACGACTTTAGCCATGAGCACATTGAAGAGCTTGACGGTGATGAATATAATATGTCCTATGATTGGCTTCTTCGGACTGTGGATATTCTGAATTACTATCGTAAGAAGTATAATACCGCTTCTGAGAAGCTAAAAAGGGATATTACAGATGCAGAAAGAAAGCATGTACTTGCTCAGCAAAAGCTTTTCTGGTGGCAGATGATCCAGCTCCTGCCGAGCTCTTACAATCAGAAACGGACGGTCATGCTGAACTATGAAGTCCTGGCGAACATCTACAAATCCCGTCGACATCACAAGCTCGATGAATGGTATACACTCTGCGACTGGATTGAGAGCTTGCCTTATTCGGAGTTGATTACTGGTAAGGAGGAAAAGGCGGATGTTTGATGTCGGAGTAAAAGAAACATTATGTACTCGCTGTGCTCATCGAGATGTTTGCGCACATAAGCAAGACTACCTTGATATTCTCAAAGCAGTCGAAAATGCGACTGTGACCAGAGATACACCCGATGGAAAAATCACATCAAAGAAAGTAATTCATTATGACTTTATCAGTGGGATCTCTGTTGGCTGCAAGTACCACCAAAATTGGACGGAAACCTATCGTTCCGGAGAAGCGATTCTTTGAAACTGCACGAAAAATACACCCCCTATTATGAAAGGAGGTAACGCACAATGAATTATTTTCTGGCAGTTAATGATCGGCAACTCGGCACTTGTTTGAGAATGCTGTTTGCTGAGAAACTTCAGCCTGCTGTCCAAACCGTGTTGAACGAAAAGGGCAAGATTGAGTTTCACATCAGCATTGCAGCAGATCAAGAAGTGTTCGAAGAACTGAACGAACGCTACAAGATCATGATTTCGTAAGTTACTCGATTTTGAAGGTAAAGGGGCCGTAACAAGCCCTTTTACTTTTGTTGTGTTTATGGTAAAATACTGTAAGGAGGTCATCAAATGAGAATTATTCGAGACATATTTTGGATATTGTTGATTATTACTGTGCCGGTAGCAATCTTTGATAAATTTTTTAGACCTTATTGCATGACCGTTATTGAAAGGATGTGTAACAAGGATGAAAGTTAAATCCAGAATGTCCTGTCCTGTTCGAAGGAAAGACGGTACATGGACTACTGTTATCAAAGAATTTGAGGAAGATATTCCAGATCTCGGGCGAGAAGAACTTATCTGCAACAAATGCGGACGCCCAGATTATCCGAAATGCAAGGAAACGGTTTGTGAAGCCTGGAAATACCACGAATCGAAAAAACAATAACTCATTTAAGAGCTGAGATTAAACCTTGGCTCTTATTTTTGTGTAAAGGAGAAAACTATGCTTGCCAGAGAAGCGACAAAAGCGGATATTCAGGCTGTTCGTGACCGTCTGCGGGAAGCAAAGGAACAGCGGCAGCTTGATATTCAAATAAACCAGGCTATTGCACTGGTAAATCGTAATCACAGGAGGAAAAAATATGACGCCGAACGACTATCAGCAGGCAGCTCTTCGCACAGCCCCAGGAGATTTACCGCCTGAGAGACTTCTGCTCAATGGCTTAATGGGTCTGAACGGAGAAGCCGGCGAAGCAATTGATATTTTGAAAAAGCATCTGTTTCAGGGGCACGAACTGGACACTGAACATATGGCTAAAGAGCTTGGAGATGTGGCTTGGTATCTCGCTGTAAGCGCAAATGCCATTGGATATGACCTTGAAACCATCATGCAGATGAATGTGGACAAACTGAAAGCCAGGTATCCGGATGGTTTCGACGCTGAACACAGTTTGCATCGCAATCAGGATGATATTTAAGGAGGGTTTTCTATGAATGAACAATTTGGAGAAAAGGTAAAAACTATTTTTGATAGTATTACCGTTCTTCAGGCAAAAGATAGTGACTTGAAACGAGATAATGCCAACATCAACGGCGATTCCCCTATGGGAGCTATGCTGCAATATGGTGCCAATACCGCCAAGGAGTACAATCTGGAGTATTTGATTAAACCTGCAATTGCAGAACTTCACCGCGATGGATGGATTCATATACACGATCTTGACTTCTATGCATGGACGACGACCTGCACGCAGATTGAGCTTCGCAAGCTCTTCAAAAATGGATTCAATACCGGTCACGGCCATCTGAGAGCACCAAAAAGCATCGGCTCGTATGCTGCTCTGGCTGCCATCGCCATTCAGTCTAACCAAAATGACCAGCATGGCGGACAGAGTGTCGTGGACTTCGATTACGCAATGGCCGATGGTGTCCGTTATACTTATCAGAAGTACCTGAAAGAGGGTTATACGATTTGCGAACGCCTCAACGATCTGAAAGATAAGGAATGGATTCTGGACTATGCTATGGAAAAGACCACTCGTGACACCTACCAGGCGATGGAGGGGCTGATTCACAATCTAAACACCATGCATTCCCGTGCAGGCGCTCAAGTCCCATTCAGCTCTATTAACTATGGTACAGATACATCCTGGGAAGGTCGCCTCGCTATCGAGCAGCTTCTCCTTGCTACAGAGGCAGGACTCGGAAACGGCGAAACTCCTATCTTCCCGATTCAGATTTTCCGAGTCAAGGAAGGTGTCAACTATAATCCGGACGACCCGAACTATGACCTGTTTGAATTGGCGATGAAGGTAAGTGCTAAGAGGCTTTTCCCCAACTTCGCTTTCATTGATGCTCCATTCAATCTCCAGTATTATAAGTCCGGTCATCCTGAGACGGAGGTGGCTTACATGGGTTGCCGTACTCGTGTAATGGGTAATGTTTATGACTCGTCTCGTGAGATCGCTCCCGGTAGAGGCAATCTAAGCTTCACTTCTATCAACCTGCCTCGACTTGGCATTGAATCCAAAGGCGACTATCTCACTTTCTTCAAACTACTGGATAAAATGCTCGACGCTACGATGCAGCAGCTTCTCGACCGGTATAAAATTCAGGCTTCGAGAGTAGTTCGCAACTTCCCATTCCTTATGGGAGAAGGCGTCTGGATGGATTCTGACGGGCTTTCTCCTGATGACACGGTTGGAGAGGTCTTGAAGCATGGAACGCTATCTATCGGTTTCTGCGGGCTTGCAGAGTGTCTTGTAGCGCTTAATGGCAAGCATCACGGTGAAGATGAGTTCTCCCAGGAGCTTGGCTTGCGTATTGTCGGCTATATTCGTGACTATTGCAACCGTAAGAGCACAGAACTCAGTATGAATGTAACCTGTCTTGCTACTCCCGCTGAGAGTTTAGCTGGGCGGCTGCTTCGATCTGACAGAGAAAGATACGGAATTGTCAAAGGTGTTACCGACCGTGAATACTACACCAACAGCTTCCATGTTCCGGTATATTACCATCTCCCTGCACTTAAGAAAATCGATATTGAAGCTCCGTATCATGCTCTTACTAATGCCGGTCATATTTCCTATGTAGAACTGGACGGTGATCCGACCAAAAACCTTGTAGCTTTCGAACGAATTGTAAGACACATGAAAGAAGCCGGCATCGGCTACGGAAGCATCAATCATCCTGTAGACCGAGATCCTGTCTGCGGTTATAACGGTATTATCAATGACACCTGTCCCTGCTGCGGACGAAGCGAGGCTGATGGAATTCCGTTCGAACGCATTCGTCGTATCACTGGATATTTGGTCGGAACTCTTGATAAGTGGAATGACGCTAAGCGTGCGGAGGAGCGAGATCGTGTCAAGCATGAAGTTGATTCGAATTTCGGGGATTGAGCCGGAGTCCATTGTCGATGGAGAAGGCATCCGATATGTGATATTTACACAGGGTTGTCCTCATCATTGCCCCGGCTGTCATAATCCTCAAACTCACCCGTTCGGTGGCGGAAAACTCGTGTCGATCGAAGATATACTCGATAATATTTCAAAAAGAAAAAATTGGATAGACGGCATCACCCTTTCCGGAGGTGAACCGTTCTGTCAGATTTACCAGTGTGCTCTGATCGCTGAAAAAGCTCATGAAATGGGGCTCAGCGTTTGGTGTTACACTGGTTATCTTTTTGAAGACTTGTACAGGCAAGGCATCGAGCTTCTGAAACATATCGATGTGCTTGTTGACGGCCCGTTCGTACAGGCTGAAAAATCGTTGGAGCTTGATTTCAGAGGAAGCCGTAACCAGCGAGTAATTGATATCCCGGAAAGCTTGAAAGAAGGCGTAGCAATCTTGAAACAAACTTAGAAGAAAGGAGTACCTGCATCATGGCGAACACTACTAATCCTCGACGAAATGCCGAAGGATATTCTGACCCGACCGCTTACGAAGCCCTCAAGAACATTGAGCGTGAAGAAGACGAAAGATTTCATAGGCTGCTGCATACACTGTTTTACTTGTGTGAGTTGGCTGACTTTGAGATCGAAGGTCGGATTATTCTGGTCGATAAACGGAACGGACGGGTTTGGAGATGAGAGAAATAAGTCCGTACATACTTGAAAATTGTGTAAATTTTAGCCCACTTTTGTTTGGCGGATTCGGGCGAAAGCCCACTTTTGAAAAAATTTTTGAGCGTGTACGGACAATTTTCTTGAAAAAAGCCCAGAAAAAGTGGGCAAAAGCCCGGTTTTGAAAACCAAAAGTGGGCAGAAAAATTCGGAGGCATTTTCTGAAAATGGCACTTTTTAGGCATTTTTTGCCCCAAAATGGCCGATTTGCGCCGATTTGAAATTTTTCTTGTGAAAAAAGCCCACTTTCCCACTTTTATTTCTTATTTAATTGCGATAAAAAGTTTTAATAAATATATAAATAGGGCGAGTAAAGTGGGCATTTGGCCAGAATCCAAAATACATAGCACAAGTCAATGGAAATGTCAAGACTTTTTACCGAAAGTTCTTCCTTTTTCTTTCAAGCTGTGCTATACTATAAGAGCCACACAATCTAATATGTTCAAGTCGTTTAGGGAAAACTGCTTTGGTAAAAAGTGTTTTCTCTCTTTACTCATTTCATTTGTCCCTTTGCGGCTTGATTGAGATTGTGTGGCAACAATGAGGGTTGACACTTTTTCGGTGCGTCTCTCGTTGTAGGGGCGCACTTTTTTAATGCCCTCGGAAAGGATGGGATAATGAGATGAGAAAGTTCTTGGCAGCGTGCATGGCGATTGTCATGATATTTATGATTGCAGGTTGTAGTTCAGAGGGGCATGAAGGCGAAGCTAAAACTCCGTCAGGTTCCAGTATTCAAAAAGGCAAGGATTATCAAAAAGTAGTTGACGAGTTTGAAAGTAGTGGCTTCACAAACATCAAACTTGAAAAACTTGACGACCTTGTTACTGGTTGGCTTACAAAAGACGGTGAGGTCGAATCTGTTTCCGTGGATGGCGATACTGGATACTCTGCTGATGCTTGGTATCCGGCTGATGTCGAGGTTATAATCACATATCACACATTCCCGGAAAAAGAAACTTCTGAAACAGACAGTGAATCCGTTTCAACCGAAGCGCCCGCTATTGATATTTTGACAGTAGATAATTCTCCGGAATTGGCAGCAA